GGCAGATTCGACCCTTACCAACCTCCTTACTGGGAGGATTTTATAAGTCACTGTTTTACGGCCAAAAATAGGCTAGAAAATCATAAAACAGGTGATTGTGGACGGAGAAATGCGTTATGTACTAACCCAAAATGGGCGTTGGTAGAAGATAGGTAACAATCGCTGGATAGCGATAGAAACTAATCTTTGGTCTACCAACAACGCATATTCTTCCCTTCTCAGAACTCTCCATACCCCCTATTACATAGGGGTCACGAGATACTCGGGAGATATCTTCAGACTTGTAAAACATCGTGTCATAAAGATAGCTCAACTGGTCTCCCTTGCTTAAGGGTTGATCAGACGAGATTGGTATTTTCTTGAAAGAGTAGAAAGCATGTAAGCAATGACCACGAGTGTGGTTACTGCTCACATCGAATTGATGATAATCACAATAAATAAGGTGACCATCGCCAAAACCATCGGGACCATAGAGAATATGGACCTTTGGAATTTCTTTCTCTAACAATAAATATGCCTCATGTGATAAGACGTTAACATCAGCACGGTTACAATGGTTTAAAAAACCAATGAGTCGCGCGGACGTCATCCTATCTTTAATATAGAAAGGCCTAACTTGAGTGCCGTCGAGATAATCACCCCCACAACTCTCTCTAAACCTACCAGATACGCAAGTTTTTTCCGCGTTTATGGTCAGTCCTATTTTAGGACAAATAAAGGAGAAGAGAGGGTAAAGGTGTCTCGGTATAACTAAGTCATCTCCATGAATGGAGATAAACTTTCCACCAATGTTATAAGCAAGATCTGGCGCTTTACGATCGTAAAGTGCTTCGCACGCTTTTGCTAATGCATAAAAAATTATGCTTTCAAGCTCAAACGTGAAACCATTACCCATACCGGAGAACATAGCGAGCTCTTTAAAAGAGTTCAAGCTATCATTTCCAACAGGGTTAATGTTTTTCTTGTCATTGGTCCATATTGAAGTCCTCATGAGGATATCAAAGTAAACCAATCGGTGGGCAATAATACTTTAACTAAGTTAAAGCAAATTGAGTTAGACGCATTGCTAAAATCGACAGTGCAATGACTGTTATCAAGAGATGACATCTTTGCGAGTTCTTTGTTTATATCACCTGTTTTGGATAAATCCAAGCCCGTGGTATAGAGGAACCTGTTTCTTAAAAAAAGAACCTATGCCTTTTTGAACAGGCATGTTTAAAAGTGGTTCAGTTAAGATCGATCTTAAAGCTTTTGCGCTTTTCGGCACGAAGGACAGATAACTACCTCCCACACTGCATTTGCCCGAGTGGCAATAAGCATAGTAGGGGATAGTATCATAGAGTTCCGAAACGAACTCTATGGCATCTGGTCCACATTTCGGTACAGCATCAAGCTTATACCGGGAGGTAGTTCCTCCATTGTTTGTCTTAGACACACTGGTAGAATTTCCGGGTCCAAATTTAAACTCAAGTTCAGAAAGGGTTGGACAATCGCCTAGGATCGTTCCCACAATATACGAAGCGCTCGAAATGAGCGTCTTAACCATTGCGGGTGGACTATCCTTAAACAACCATCTTACCTTACTTCCCTTAGAGTTAGACACAGTAACTGATCCAATGGGAGTGAACCAGTCATCGAGCTTTTTATTAAACTCGGTGCAGGTTTCTTCCGTAGATAGGAACTGGTCTAAGGACTGTGACTCCAAT